CTTTTTTATCTCCTGGAATAAGTCCTAATTCATAAGGGTTGCCTTTGAAAATTTGACCGCTATAATAAGGGTTGTTTTCATGTTCCTTTTTAAACTTGAAGTTAGGTATTTTTTCGCTTACCTCCTCGTCTGTTTGAACAATACCACAACGACACCCCCAGTCAAAAGGCGGTGTATGAGTTTTCCAAAATGAGTGGTTTACTGGCAAAGTTAACCCGTCTAAAACTTTATGCGATTCACGTACTCGAGCATCTCCTGCAGTAACGATTTTTAAGTTAGGGTACAAATCGGCATCCGCTTCAAACTCCTGCCACTTTTCGGCCATATTGGCAACCGCTACAGTATGATGATATTCGGTTTTTAACCAACGACGATTATACTCTATATGCAACTCATCTGCTACGGCTTTAAACTCTCCCCAAGGTAATATTTTACCGTCTTTAGTAAGTGCAGCTTCTAACTGTTTTCTAAAACTCGTTTCTTTAAATGCAGAAAATTGAGCAATATTATACTTTAATGAGTGAGCTAAAGCGGGGTCGTACATTTCGGGATTTGGTTTGTATCCTGCATCAACTGCCAGCGAAAGTTCGTTATAATAATACTCCCAAAGTTTCTTTTGATTTTCAGATGATACGGCTCTATCGTCAAAAAGTTGCCTTAAATAAACCTCGATTAGCCTACTTAAATCGTCGTCCTCTTTGCTTAACTTTATAGGTTCATGTTCGCCACAGCAATGAGTTCGATAATGCAATTTAAGCAGGCTTAACGCTTTTTTGTATTATCAGGGTTTTTAACTTCTTGAGTAGCTCCCGGCATACTTTCCACTTCTACACCATAAGTCTCCTCGATGTAATCTTGAGTTAACACATAACCTGCACCTAACAAAACTCCGTCTATTTTGATTTGGTCGTTTGGGTCGGTAGTTTTTTCAACTGCAATTTTTGCTTTATCTGGTATTTTGTAACCAAGCAAACGCATGGCAGGAACTAAACGATTATTAAGGAATGCCAGTTCCTTTTTTTCGTCTGCATAGATGACCTCTTCAAGCGTATTTTCGTGTACGCTACCTTGTGCTTTACTTGATCCGTTTTCTGTGGTCATGGTTTGGTGTAAAACCAATTTTGAAAGCTCTGCATCTAACGCTTTAATCTTTTGAAAGAATACATTAAATGAGTCGGTTTTACTGTTTTCTTTTATATCTACCTCCGTACCAATTGGGAATACCCCATAAGGAGCTGACCCCATTTCTTCTAACCAACCTGCAACCTCATTTTTTACGGTTTCACTTTGTGAAGCTATTTTTGCTATTCGTATTGGAATACCAAACAACTCCTCAAACTCATCCCAACTACCCCAAGAGTGGCGTTTTAAAATAGTATATACAGCAGCTTTCTCTAATAAACCTACATTATCATAAAATTGGGCATATAGCAAAATATCTTTAATGGTGCTGTAATCTATACCTTTATCGGCATTGATGTCATAAAGTAAAACTTTATGCTCTGGAACAACTAAACCTCTTTCGATGAGTTCCACTTCTTTAATATTACCTTTTTCAAAATCTTTTACCCAAATTAAAGAGTAACCGTAATAGGTTGATTCGTGAGCCCATTGGATAATATTTTCAAACCATTCTTTGTCCTTGATAAGTTCCGTTAAAGCGTCATCTTTAATACCGTCAATAGTAAAAATGTAGTCTTTGTTTGTGGTTCTTAATGTGCGGTTACCTGTAATTCCTGTAAGGTGTCCGTCAAGCATAACATCTTGATACAACTCTTGCATTAAGTAAGTTTTAGGAACTTCCGCTTGATAACGTGCAAATCGTGAAGCCTGCCAATCGTTTAACTCTTTTCTCCAAAGGCGTCTTTGACGGCGGATAACATCAACCATTAGTTTGGTAACTTTTTCAATATTTTGGGTATCTGCACCCGATAAAGTTACTTTTTTACCTATTGCGTTACCCGAAAGGTTTACGGTACTTTTCGTAATTCCTTTTATTGGGCTTTGAGTCCTGTTTTTATTTCGATTTTTGTGCATACTATTTTTTTAATAATTTGTCCAGTTCCTTTTTTACTTTATTACTTATTTGGGTATTCAAGTAATTTGATTTACCCATAAATTGGCGTTTAGGCATTCCATCAAGTCCCTCATTGTGTCTTTGGGCATATTCCTTATAGGTGTAAAAACTAACTTGACTACTTCCTAAACTTATTTTATAACGAAAGGAGTTTTTTAACTTATCGCCTCCAGTTCCGAAACCTGTTAATATAGCTCTGTCTTTATTTTTACTACCGTATCGGTTTAAATTCCCTGCCTTACCTCTCCTGCTGGTTCTGTACCTTGTAATATCACGCCCTTGTTTGTCTTCTGTTTTACGCTCCTCCCATTTTTGTGTACTGGTGTCGGTAAATCCCTCATCTCTAAAATTCTTTGCAATAAAGTTTTTACCCTCAACTCCAATAATCCGTAAAACCTTGTTTGGCATTTCATGGGCGGCTCTATCGAGTAGTTTTTGCAACTCTGATAAATCCGCCATTAGAAATGGTTTTTGTAATTTTTACGACTACCTAACTTCATAAAAGTTGCAGGAGTGTCGGGAGTTCCATCTCCATCGGTGTCGTTTTGTCTAATAGGTAAAGGAGGTTTTATTTTCCCCTCCGATACCTTTTCGAGCCATAACATGGCCTCGTCATATCGTGCCTTGGCAACCTCGTTAAAAACCTTTGTACGGCGGATGTAAATTTCATGTATTACAATACCTTTTAAATGTTTTAAAACGGTTCTGTTACGGTCGTCACCCGAGGCGTTAAAAATGGCTTCGGTGTCGAAATATTGATACAAGTAACTTGACATTAAATCAATGCTTTCTAAAATAATATCGGTTACTATACTGTCGTCGTTATTGATGATTTTATTAATAATTTCATCGGTAGCAACTGTTTTTAATTCTGTCTTTTCTAAAAACATAATCAAGGATTTATGGTTATAGTTCTATTACTGTATCTTGGATTAACTCTCCTGTAAATTAAAGTGGTAAAGGAGAGCGTATAGCTCATTATTTCGCTATCAACATCCTCCGAACTTTCGTTACTTAACTCTAATGGTTTGAAATAATCGCCTTTTAAAAATTGCAGACTTTCAACCATTGCATCAATTAAATCAATCTCGGTTAAACCTCCGTTTGCGTCCGCAGTTCCGTCGTGTTGGTCAAGCCATCCGTCTTTACAATAAAGCGTAACATCTACGGTACACTCGCCCTCTTGTTTATTTTCGACCATACTTTCCCAACGAATTGTTTTTATATCAATTAAAGCGGATGTCCAATAACTCGGGTAATTCTCTTTTGGGTTGGAAAATTGCTTACGTTGTAAATCGACCAACTCCAACTCTTGTACACCGTTTTTTAGTGCCTCTTGTATTTTTATAAATAGTTCTTTTCGTGGTGTCATACTCTGCGATTTGTTTTTCGTTTCCCTATTTTAGGTTTTGTATTTTCCTTCTCTTCTGAAAATCCGAAGTATAATTGTGATAATGTTATAGCTCTCTCCAATGTATCGGCTGGGTCGTCTCCAGTTGCTATACCTTTTTCAAAGCCTAATATTAATTTCATAAAAAGTTTAAAGTCAGGTGTGCGACCTTCTAAACTTTCATCCCAAAACAATATTTTTCTAAACAGTGCATTTCCGACACCTGCCGCAATTCTATTATGTTTATCTCCTTCTTGGTGCAAACCAATAGGAATATTTGGACACTTATTGTCTTCTGCGGATTGTAAAATAATTGGAGTATAAACAACCTGCTGTGCGGCGGTAGCATCAAAAAACCCCATCATGTTATAACCCTTTTTTAGGTATTTTCTAAACCACTCGGCTCGTACTTCCATTGCCGAGTTAATTTCACATTTTTGGCAAAAAACTTCTAAAACAAATAGTTTAATTCCTTTAATACCCAATAATACTCCGGCTTTGTAATCTCCAGTTCCTGTATAGGATAAATCCCAGTGATCAAGTATTCCGTCAAAAACCTCATTATCTGCTATTCGTGTGTAAATAATATCTTTTGCTTTGAATAACTTTCCCTCTTCAATTGGATTATTAAAATCTTCCCTTTGACTTGTGTAATAATCATCAGCTAAAATGGTTCTAATAACATCCTCTTTTGTATCTCTTTCTGGAAAACTGGGTTGCCAGTTTTTAACTTCCTTATAATTGTATCGAGTAATGTTTTTTGTCGCAAGGTTTGTAATAGACTCGTCAAAGTGAACGCTATCTTGTAATTTATCTTTTAAATAGTCTAGCAATCCGTCCTTTACAATATAGTTGTTATTGATAATTGCACGACCTCTTTTCCGATGAAACGCTTTAAACAGGTCTCCCGTAATTTTATCTCCATACTTTCGCACCATTTCCGGGCGTTGTGCTCTATCTCTATCCTCACAGTCATCAATACACACAAAATCGGGTCTATGTGCACCAAATCTTAATCCCCTGAATGGTTGGTTTAATCCCAACGCTTTAAAGTGTTTTCCGTCTTTAGTTTGAAAATCTCCATCCGACCAATCTCCATAACTAAACTGCATTCCAAAGTCTTTAATATAACGTTCGTTGTTTACAAAATGAACTTGCAAGTCAGATAACAATATTTTAGAAAGCCCCTCGTTCATACCTATAAGTATTGCAAAGAATAGCTCATCGTTTTCTTTTAAATGTGCTATGTTTCCAACATTTGCCTGTATTGATTTTCCTGCACCTCTAAACTTTTTACGCATTTGCCTAATGAAAGGGTCATTGTAAACCTTTAAATAATCATCAACATGGAATTTAGGAGTACAAGCATCCGCAAGAGGCAAACCACTTTCAATACCAAAATAGAAGTCAAAAAACTCCCCATAATTTTCGGGTTTTAATAAATGTTTGATTCTTTTTTCTTGCTGGTCAGAAGTTTCCTTAACCAAATTGTTATATGATAACTCTTTGATTAATTTACTCATACTTGCATAGCGTTCTTTTGCCTCTTTTAATTCCGTTTTAGTCATGTTGCAATAGTTCGGTTATGTATTGGTCAAAATAAGGCCTAACTAATTTTAATAGCCCGATTAAATCCTCACGTTTTTTGCCTGTATTGTTCCCGGCTTTTACCATCATAAATTGACTAAAATCGTCAAAGCTCTCCATGGTGTAAACCGCTTTTTTACGGCTATCATTTAACCTATCAAAGGCGGCCGAAATTTTGGAAAGGTCATCGGCTTTGTATAGTGGAGTATCTCCGTTTTTTAAGTCACGAACGTACTCTAAAATCATACGTTTAATTTCGGAAGGCCTAATATTGTTTAGCTCCTTTTCCTTTTCCCATTCGTCGGTATCTCTCCACCCAGATAGCGTTTTAACACCCA